CGACCACGTCGCCGACTGGATCGTGCGCGCCAGGCTGGCGTTGGAGATGGCTCGGGACAGCCAGCTGACCGAGCCGTCGCCCGCGATCGTCTCGCCCGGCGCCTGCACGTTCTTGAATTTCGGTTCCCGGCTGCCGGACTGGCCGGCCGCGGTGCACTCGAACTCGTAGCCCGGGGCGTCCGGCGACCGCACGCGTTCGCCCAGCGAGTACACCTCGCCCGCCGACCACGTGTTCGCGCAGTAGCGCGTCCAGTCGAACTCGAGCGGCTCCTTCGCCCCGACGTGCTGGCAGTACTTCGGGACGACCAGGCACGTCATCGGAAGCCCCCGGCCGCGGCGAGCGCCGGCACGGGGCTCGGCAGCATCACGTAGCAGTTCACGCCCGTGCAGGCGGGGTCGCTGCCGTTGAACTCGAAGCGCAGCGCGTGGCCGTCCTCGAGCACGACCAGCAGCAGGCCGTCGCGTGTCGCGGCGTGATCCAGCGTGCGGCCCAGCACGTAGCGCAGGTTCGGCGGCAGGTGGCACTCGCTGCCCCACCCTGCCGGCTGCCACCGCAGGCCGGCGATCTCCGCGCCGTCCGAGCGCCACTGCACGCTGACGGCGAGGCCCTCGCGCGTGCGGATCTCGACGCCGCCCGCGATCGGCGCGACGTCCGCGAGCACCTTGCCGCGGATCGCCTGGCCGATCGGCCCCAGCTGGTGCACGGGCAGGCCGACGACCACGCGCTCGCGGGCGCGGTCGGTGGCGAGATCGACGGGGCGCACGTCAGGCCTTCAGCGCCGCCGCGTGGGCCTCGAGGGCCACGAGTTCATCCGCGGCCGCGTCCCGCGAGGCCTTGGCCTCTTCGGCGCGCGCCAGCAGGCCTGCGACGTGCTCGTCGCGGTCGGCGATCTCCTGCTGCTTCGCGCGCACGGCCGCGTCGGCGTCGGCCACGGCGAGCGCCTTCTCGCGAGCAGCCGCCGCAGCGGTCTCCTCGACGGCGCGGGCAGCGGCCAGCTCGGCCTCCAGCTCGGCTACGGACTTGGACATGACGTCGACCTCCGGCCCTCGGGCCGATGACGGTGGTAGATGACGGGCTGAAGGGCGCGCTCGACGGGCCATCCGCGCTTCAGGCGCGAGAACAGCGTCAGGTAGGTCAGGTTGAGCCGCTGCGCCCACTGCGACAGCGTCAGGGACTCGCCTTGGTACTCCACCCGATGGTTCACGCGCTTGTTGACGCACTGCGCCTTGCGCGTGGTCCAGACGCAGTTCCCGGGCTCGTAATGGCCGTTGACGTCGACCCGCTCCAGTTCGAGGCCTTCGGGGCACTCGCCCATGTCGGCAAGGAATGCGTCGAAGCAGGCCCAGCGATCGCAGTACCGGATGCCGCGGCCGCCGTAATTGCGGTAGCCGATCCCGTCCGCGTTATCGCAGCGGGCCTTCATGTTGCACCACGCGACGTAGGTGCGCGTCGCTTCGCCGCCGGTGCGGCGATGACCGTGTCGCAGTCGCGACGGGCGGTCTTTCTGCAGGCACCCGCACGACTTGGTGTGACCCGTGCGCACCGCGCTGGCAAGCGTGGTGATCTCCTGACCGCACTGGCATTGGCAGCGCCAGAGCTTCTGGCCGTGGCGGTTCCGACCGGCCTCCGCGACGAACGTCAGCCGGCTCTCGACCGGGGTCACGACTACGCGAGCCTCAATATGGCCTGAGCCGCGTCCGGCGTCGGGAACTGCAGGACGTAGTCGCCGGCCGTCGAGGTACGCGTGCCGCCGAACGAGTGCGCGCTCACGGCGTTCTTGCCGGCGAGCGTGTCGTTGTAGATCAGCGCGCCTTCCGCCGAGAGCGTGGCCGTCGTGAACGTCACGTCGTTGAAGTCGGTGAACGCCGTCGTGCCCGAGGTCGTCGGGTTGATGCGCGTGAGCGCCGCGCCGCCGGCGGTGTAGCCCGTGCCGGTCGCCTCGTCCGAGTTGCCGGTGAGCTGCGTGTACGCCGTCGTCGCAGCGCCGTACGTGCCGGTGCTCGAGGGCCGGACCAGCGCGATGCGGAACGTCGAGCCGCCGGTGGCGAGGAAGTTGTGCAGGGCTTCGAGCAGGTCCTTCTTGAAGCTCGTGGCCATCGCAGTCGAGATAGGCATGAGTCGCTCCTATTGCAGGGTTCCAGAGCCGGGCGCGACGCTCTGCGTGACGTCCGCCTCGACCACGATGGTTCCGGGTTCCACGCGCACGACACGGGGCGCGGCTTCGATGACGACCGTGCGGCCCTTCGCGTCGACCAGCACCGTGCGGGCGAAGCGCGGGAGCGTGACCGAGCGGCCGATAGTGGGGTCGGCCCCGGGCACCAGGCCCAGCAGCAGGCCGACCACTGCATCGGCGGACACGCCGTCGAGCGCGGTTCGGGCGACGCCCGTGATTGCGAGCACGCCGGCCGCGCCGCTCGCCAGCACGCTCGGCACCGTCACCGTGATGCGGGCCAGCGCCACGAGATTGCCGGCGGCAGCCGCGGCCGCGACGCTCGGCACCTGCACCGTGGCGCGGCCCCTGGCAATCAGGTCGCCGAGCTGGCCGAGCGCAGAGACGCCGCCGAGCGCCACGACCTGGTTCTCCGAGCCCTGCACGGCGATGAAGCCGGCGGAACCGGTCGAGTTCACGCCGGTGAGAGCAACCGTCAGCACCGGCGCCGCGCTCAGCACGCCGGCGGCCCCGGACGCGCTCGCGCCAACCAGTGGAGTGGTCGCGCGCCCGCTCGTGGCGAGTGCACCGACCTGACCTGTGGCGGCGACGCCGTCGATTGCGACAGCGCCGGCAGTCACCGCCTGAAGCCCGCCGGCCTGCCCCGAAGCCTGGACGCCGCCGAGCGCAGTGTTCGCCCGCCCTGTGGCGACCGGCGTGCCGGCGGCGCCGGCCGCGCTCGCGCCCGTCAGCGCCGTGGAAGCCCTGCCCGACGCGTCGAGAGCGCCCGCAGCGCCCGATCCGGCCACACCCGGCACCGACACATTGAGCCCCGTCTGCGCCGTCAGCGTGCCCGCTGCGCCGGTCGCGGCGGCGCCTGTTAGCGTGCTGTTCGCGCGCCCCGTGGCCGTGACGGTGCCCGCGGCGCCCGTGGACTGCACGCCGTCGACGGCGACGATGCGCGCGATCTGCACCGCCAGCTCGCCGGCCGCGCCGGTCGTGACAGCGCCGTTGATCACCGTGAGGGCCGCGCCCGTCGCGACGATCGCCCCGGCCGCACCGGCACTGATGGTGCCGGGTACAGAGGAGTTCGCGCCGCCAGACGTTCCAATCCCGCCCGCTGCACCGGCCGCGGCGGCGCCGCTCAGGCCCGTAACCGCGCGGCCGGAGGCTGCGAGCGTGCCCGCGGCGCCGACCGTGCTTGTGCCGGCCAGTGCAATGAGCGCAGCGCCCCGTGCGTCGACGATACCGACCTCCGCAGCGCCGCTCACTCCGCTCAGCAGCACCGTCACGCCGCCTCCGAGCACCTCGCTGGTCTGGAACGCGTCGAATTGGAACGCGCCGGGCTGGAAGGCGTTGTCGAATGGGACGGACGAGAAGAACCAGAGTCGCGGCTTGTACGGGCGCAGAATCTGCCACGGGTTGGCAGATAGCTCCCGCGCCGCCGCTTCATCAGCGCCTTGACCAAATGCCACTAGCCCAACGTCGCCGGTCCAGTAGGTGTTTCCGCTCCGTGCGATCCGAAGCGACTGCGTGTGCGTCATCGAGCCCAGCGAGGCAGAGCTGGTGAAGCCGCGCGGAACTCCATCGGCGAAAAGCCGAACGTTGTTCGGGATCCAAGAGCCGACGTAGGTATGCGCGACGTCGGTGCGGAATCCGCCGGCCGTGGCCGTACGCACAGCGAATGGGTTGCCGTCGACCTGGAACGCATTGGAGCCGAGCACGCCGCCGATGCTCGTTGCAATCGCGACACCGTTGGGTGCGCCTGACCCGTCGCGAGAACCGACCGCCCTGCCTTCGGTCGCGAGTTCCGTCCGCACCACGGCGACGAGGGTTGCTTGGTTGCTGTCGGCCAGCGTCCCAAGGTCTATCCAGTGCGAGCTTGCTGCGTTGAATGCGGCTGCCCGGAGCGGCTGCCCGAACGGTGAAACGCAAACAGTCGACCCGATGCCAGCAGAGATCTGCGGGACCGCGCGCTTTCGCCCGCTGTCCCAGACGGCTCCTGGCTCGGTGGCGACCCACACCCGGTCGAGGCCGATCGCAGTCGCAAGGGGGTGCAGCCAATCGACGTCGAACGGCTCTTGCGGCTGCTGTCGGAACCGATTCGCTCGTAGGGGGTACGCCACGACGCCTCTTAGGGCGTCGGCTCGACGCTGAACGGTGTGATCTTGACGGTGATGTCTGCGGTCGTACGCTGCGCAGTCTGGCCTGTCGAGTTCTTCAGGAAGTAGCGCGCCAGCCGCACGCCCTCCAGCGAGATCACGATGGGCTTGCGCACGGCCACAGCCTGGTTGTCCATCACGAACGACCCGACGTACCTGGCGAGCTGTTCGATGTCGCCGGCAGCAGGCTCCGGGGTCTCGTCCGCGGTGCCGTCGATGTCGTCAAGCACCATGAACAGGTCGAGCGTCTGCCCGGCTGTCGGCGCTGCCGCGAACCCGTCCGGAATGTTCAGCACCGCCACGGCCGACGGGTAGTTCAGCGAGTTGTTCAGCTGCGTGGCGTCGGCGGCGACCGTGTTGCCCGCCGCCGTGATCGACGTCGTGCGGGTGATGACGGTCACCTGTGTGCCGTACACCTGCCGCAGTTCGTTCGGCACTGGTCAGCCCTCAGAACCGGTTCAGGCCGCTGGCGAGCTGGGGCACGGCCACCTCGCCGGCGTAGGCGCGGTTGAGCGCCGACACGGTCCCAGTGGTGCGCGTCGTCCCGCCCAGCAGCGCCTGGGCATTGGTTGCCGACTCGCGCCCGGCCTGCAGGATCGCCTCGGAGCTGCTCGACGCAGTGGCGGCGCCCCACACGTCGGTCACCCACTGGCGGATGCGAGGGCGACCGAAGTCGCGCGGAAACGTTAGGAACTGCCGCCACGAGTCACGGCGGCCAGCGCTGAGGCCGTCGAAGGCCGTCCACGGCGTGATTTCGTCGACCTCCTGCCCGGTCATCGCGTTTCGCCATGCGAGCGTCGACGAGGGCGCGTTGCACCAGGCGGCGAGCGCATCGACGTTGCCGATCGCGAGCGCCGCGATGACGGTCGTGTCGCCGCTCGCACGAAGCGCTGTGACGAGCTGCTGCAGCTGCGTGTCGGTGAGCATGGGGACCTCAGTAGTTCAGGGCGCGCGCGAGCAGACGGTTGAACTGCAGCGTGGTCGCCGCCGCTGTCGCGCCGACCATCACGTTCGCCCGCGGGGCGAGCGCAATGGTGTTGCCGGGCAGGTTCGCTGTAAGCGCGCCGCCGGCCACCGCGCGCGAGTCCAGCCGGCGCACCGCGTAGATGACGCGCGACTGCGCCGCCACCGCCTGCAGGCACACTTCGTAGGCGGCCGTCGCGTTCGGCACCGGGAAGGACGCGCCGAGGTCCACCTGCGTCATCGCCGACGCGTCGCGCGCACCGACGCGCATCGTGGTCTGGCCCGCCGACAGCACTCCGGCCGCAATGCAGTTGTTCACTGCGTCCGGGAGCGTGGTCAGCGCCGCGGTCGAGTTGAACAGGCCCACGGCTGCGCCGCCGGTGGCGCTCGCCGCCGGGATGCGCAGCGCCGCGTTGAAGAACACGCCCTGCCGCCCGGCCGAAGCCCCGCGCATGAAGGGCACAGCACCCGAGGTGCGCACGTCCGAACTGCCGTTCGCCGTGCTGTTCGTGATCTGCGTGAACGGGTTCGCGAGGAAGTCGTTCGTCGGGGTAGCGCTGGACGAGGTCGTACTCAGCGTCGCCGTCGTCGCCGTCGCGACGTTCGACCCCACCACGCCCGTAGCCGTGCTCGGCAGGATCAGGGCGGTGTTGAAGTCGACCGCGCGCGCGTCGAACGACAGCGAGCGGATCTCCCAGCGGCTCTCAGTGGGGTCGTAGGAGAGCGTCGCCATCTGCTCCGGCAGGAGCCAGATGGACTCGCGCCGCAGCGAGAACCGCGCGCCTGCGGCCGAGGTTGTGTCCTCGTTCAGCAGGCAGACGAGGCCGTCCACCGTGTCGTTCTTGATGACGGCCATACGGCCGGCCGCGCCGCCGACCAGGCCGCTGATGAACGACACGCTCGCGGGCGTCGCCCGGATCAGCACCGCGCGGTCGCGCTCGCCGGCCGCGTTCCACGTGCGCGTACCGTCGGTCGGGTTCCAGTCGGCCTGGTCGAGCGCGGGCGTCGCGGTGATGCCCGGCCACAGCCAGTCGCCTACCCGGTGGCGCTCGTTCCAGTTGCTCGGCCGAACGAGCGTGGCGTCGCCGCCGTCGCTCTTCCCGCTGCTGAACTCGTGGAACATCGCTCAGCGGACGGCTATGCCGCTCGGCGCACTCGGTCTCGCTACGACGGTCTTGCACGCTTCGGCAGACGGGTCGGACGCGAGGCCCGCCGCGTCGATCGCCGTCACGACGTAGCACACGGTACCGACGCCGGCCGCCGGGCGCGGCACGTTCGCGCTCGTCGCCGGTGCCGCGACCTCGAGCTGCCCGCCGTTGTACGGGCCGCCGGGCGTCGCGCCCCACTGCACGCGCAGCGTCGCGAGGTTCGCGAGCGGCGTGCCGTCGACGCGGGTGGTCGGGTTCGTCCACGAGAGGACGTCGACGACGGCCTGCGCAGGCGCCTCGCCGACGCCCAGGAAGGCGGCGATCGCGACGAGCAGAGCCGCGGCTGCGGCCGTCACGCGCGCCGCCGTGCGGCGGGCCCACTCGCGGAGTCGGGTCAGCATCGTGCTCTCCAGAAAAGAAAAGGCCCAGCTCAGGGGCTACCTGGCCGGGCCGAACTCGGGTGAACCCTAGGGTATCGACGAGGGTGGATGCCCAAAGCTTGCGCTACGGGCGGCGAGTCAGAAGGCTGAGAAACTGGCGCGAAGTGGGAGAAACGCCGCAGCTACTTCGGCATCGCTCGGGTGAACGCTTCACGAATCTGCGGCAGCTTGGCCTGGATCTCCGCGGTGAACGGCAGAGCACGCGCGATGTTCAGCGGCGCGGTGCCGATGCGATCGCCTTGCTCGTTCTCGATCAAGCGCTCAATGCCGGCCACTACCATCGCGAACACCGCGCCGGAGCTGTCGAGCACCGGCGCGCCGCTCATGCCGCCTGCTGCGGTCATGTCCAACAGGAACTCTTTGGCGCCTTCCTTCGACGAAAGGCCGATCGGCGAGATCGCGCTAATGCGCCCTGCGAGCGTCAGGGGGCCCCACCTGTTCGACCCGAGGCCTTTCGCGTTGAGTAACGTTTGGCCGCTGTGATAACCCACCGCGACTACTTCGTCGAGAACATGCTGCGCATCCTGCGGCGCCGCAACAATTGGCTGCACCGCTTCCCAGCCAGCCGGCAGCGGCAGGAACGCGTAGTCCATGTCGGGGGTGAACTCACCCTGTTCTGTATGGCTCACAGTCAGGTAACCGTTGAAGCCACGCAGGAACCGGATCTGCCCGACCTGCTTTGAAGGATTGGTCAACACCACAACCAGCTGCCGCTCGATGTCGATCCCGGTCTTGTGCAAACCGTCGAGCACGTGGCGCGCCGTCGCGATCAGTCCATGGGACGCGACGAACCCCGTCCCCTTGATCACGACGTTAGGCAGCCGACCGTCGGCAGGCGGGGTCGGACCCCATTCCGAATTCGGATCGAGGTACCCGATTCCGCAGGTGGCGCAATACGCCGCCCGAAGTGATTCCCGGTCCATATCCCGAAGCTTGCCTGCGCGAAAGGCGCGCTGCCACGCAGAATGCGGACTCAGGCGGTGAGCGGCCGAAGGGCTGGACGCGCGGCGCAGCGCTCAGCGCGGCGCAGGTTCTCGGCTCGCAGCCGCCGGTAGTCCGCTGGCGGGCGCAGGGGGTCTGGCAGCATCTCACGGACGGCCGACTGCACGCCCGAGCTCGAGGGCGAGCGCCAGTGCGGAAGCGGGATCACGTTTCGGGCCCCCAGAAACGACGAAGCCCCGCTCGCTGGCGGGGCCTCATCGACACGTCTTCGACGTTGCGGCGGAGTTTCCACAATTTGGGGGCCAATTCAAGAGGTGGGTTCCGTGCAGAGCCAGTCCGCGAGCAGGTCGATGGCGGTGTTCAGGTAGCCCTTGAAGTCCTCGACGTGCACGCGCATCCGCGACGCGATCTGCTCGCGCGGCGCCGAGGGCATCGTCACGTAGCGCCAGACCACCGTGCGCCGCAGGCGGAACGGCAGCTTCGCGACCGCTTGGTCCGTCTCGACGTCGCGGTCAGAGACCTCGGTGTACGCGTGGATGCGCAGCCCGCTGTTCGCGATCATCTCGGCGAGCACGTTGGAGACCTCGCCGACACCGAGCTCGCCGCGCACGGCGTTACCCCACGCCTGCAGCCGCTCGTCGATCTCCTTCCGCGCCCCCTGCGTGCGAGGCCGGCCGCGACGCCGGACCTTCACGAGGCGCGCTCCATCACGGCTCCGTGCTCCCGCCACCAGATGCGGGCGTTCCGACGGGCCCGCGCGATGCGGTGCTCGACGGGGTCCTGCTTCAGCCCCTGTCGGCGGAGGCTCTGGTCCCAGCCGGTGAACTGGATCCACGCGCGGATCGCGGCGCGGCCGGTCTTCCCGCTCACCAGCTCGAGGTAGCGCAGCGTCAGCGCGTCGACGTGGATCTCGGTGCTCATGCTGCCGCCTTCGCGAGCTGCAGGCGCCCGTAGTCGGCGATGAGCAGCGCCTCGGCGCGGCCGTGATCCTTCACCCGGTCGAGCCGGAGATTCGGGAACAGCAGCCGCGCGCGGTCCAGGCTGCGGCGCTTCCGGGCGCTGTCGCTCTCGTCGCGCGACTCCGACACGAGACCGGCCGCGCGCTTCCAGGTCGCCGGCGAGACCAGCCGCACCGAGCACCCGACGACCTGCAGCGTCGCGAGGATGCTGCCGAGGGTCATGCCCTGGCTGAAGCCTGCGAGCGCGCCGTTCTTCGGCATGGCGTGCACGCGCTCGACGAACGCCACCGTGCCTTCGCCGCAGCCGATGAGCCGGAGCTGGTGCTCGAAGGCGCCCGCGTCGATCCATGCGAGCGTGCCATCGCGGATCACGGGCAGGTCGTCGACCATCGTCCCGTCGGGGCCGATCAGCGCGAATGCGCCGGTCACGCCCGGATCGATACCCAGCACTCGCGTCATGCCGCCACCTCTTCGCGCGCCGGGCGCGCCTGTCGCCGGAACCCGTTGGCCACTGCCCAGCGGCAGACCGTGTACTTCGACAGCCCGAGCCGGTCGCCGATGAGGTCGTGCGGCAGCCCTTGGACGAGCAGCTCGCGCAGCTGCGGCTCCTGCTGGAGCACCTTGCCCTGCCGGCGCGGGAGGTCGCCCTCCGCGACGATCTTCGGCACGGTCCCGATCGGGATGCCGAACTCCGCGGCGATCTCGCGGAGCTTCTTGCCGGCCCGATAGGCCGCACGGATGCGGGCCCGCGTGCCGTGGTCGATCCTCTTCCCGCGTGGCATCACTCCTCCCCTGCGCGTCCGCGCGCTTCGATCTCGCACCGTGCCTTCGCCTCGTCCGAGGTCGCGAAGCCGCCGAGCTGGCAGGCGTACGAGACCTCGTCGGCGAGGCGCCATGCCTCGTAGATCAGCCGCTGCCCGAGCTGCACCCGCGTGACCGTGAACCGTCCGCACTCGCTGGCGAGGTGGTAGGCGTCCGCGCGCCGCCACTTCAGGGCCACGTGCGCCGGTGCTCCGGCCGCTCGATCCGCAGCTCGGGCACCTGCAGCACCACGTGCTCCCACCACCGGCCGTGCTCGTCTCGTTCCCGCCATCGCTTCACCTGGCAGCCTTGGGGCGTCGTCTCTCGCTTCGTCGGCGTCCGTGCCTGCATCGTCGTGCTCCCTCACGAGTGGTTCCCTACGCCGCCGCGTGCAGCGGCTGGTCGTACAGCGCGTCGACCTCGGCGGCGAGCTGCTGCCGCTTCACTGCGGCTGCGGCCTGGCGCGCGGCACGGGCCTCTGCGCGCTGGCGCTGCGCCGCGAGCACCGGGTCCACCGGCTTGCGACGGCGCGGCGCGTGCTCGGGCCGGGCGCGCGCTGCGGCCTCGGCCGCCTCGATCTCGCGCAGCCGGGGCGCGAGCACCGCGGCAGCCGCCGCGACGCGTCGCTCGCGGCGAGCGTCGACCCAGCGCTCCATGGCGGCGGCCTGCACGTCAGGCGTCCAGCTGCGGCTGCCCGCGCTTGCGCTTCGGGGCGTCCGGCACGGCGACCTCGAGCGGGGCGTCGGCCGGCACCGTCGGCGAGTTCAACGCCAGCGCGGCCTGCGCCTTGAACTGCTTGCACTCGAGCGCGATCTCCACGTCGCGGTTCAGGCAGTCCACGAGGGCCGCGTGCTCGTCGCCGTACGGGTTGCTCTGCAGCTTGAACGCGAGTTCGAGCACGCCGCCGGGCAGCGGCGACAGGCGCACCGACTTCAGGTTCGCCGCCGGCAGCACGATCGAGTCGCTGTCGAGCCCACGCGGCCAGACCTCGACGCGGACGCTCTCGATGCGCTCGGAGAGGCCGATCGCGTTGATGCCGCTGTACCGCGGTTCCAGCTCGCCGTGGCCGTTGTCGCGCCAGAGCAGCGCGTCGGCGCTCTCGCCGATCAGCAGGTTCGCGAGCGCGCGGCCCGCGGGCACGTGCATCGTCACGGGCACGTCGACGCCGATGACGTCGTCGTCGCCGTGCTTGCCGGTCCGGACGTTCAGGTTGCCGCCGAAGCTGGCGGTGCGTTTCTCGATGCGTAGCATGGTCGGTCCTCGGTGGTGGTGATGTGGTCGGTCGTTTAGCGCGATGCGCGCGGTCCGTAGAGCGCGAGCTGCTCAGCGGGCGTGTGCCTGGTCATCCTCGCGAGGCGCGCCGCGGCGCCGGCCTCGTACGAGGCCTTCGCTTCGGCGTGGCCGATCTGCCCGGGCGACAGCGTTGCAACCGCCAGAGCTGCCTGTGCGTCCACGCGCTGCGCGTCGGCGAAGACCACGCCGCGCTCGCGCGACTGCTTCGCGATCTTGTCGAGCAGCGCATCGCGGCCCTCGTTCCACTCCGGCGTGTGCGGCTCCGCACCCTGTGCGGCCTTCTTCGCCTGCCCCGGCTTCGCAAGCTCGAGGAACTCCGGCAGCGTCGGCGGGTGCACGCCGCCCCGCGTCATCAGCGCCTTGATCGCCCGCTTCAGCTCGGCCTCGGACGCCGCGGCCAGTGCGTGCTGCCAGAGGTCATCCGGTTCCGATCCGTAGCTGTCCGTCCAGCGGTGGCCGAACAGACTCTGCATCGCGCGCCAGAAGCGCACGCTCTTCGCGCTCGGCCTCGGCGATGAGTCCGTCGAGGTGTGCACGGGTCTGGTCGAAGCGCGAAACGGGTCGGGCGTTGCCATTGACGACTCCCTTCGGCGCGAACAGGCCCTGCCAGCCCGCGCGGATCGATGTGTTCAGGATTTCGATCTGGGCCTCGGGCGGGTACGCCACGAGGAACTGCACCTGCTTGCGCAGGGCGAGGCCGGAGAGCGGCATGCGCTTCTCGCGGCGGAACTGGATCCACTCGGCCCACGTCCCCTGCACGGCGCTCGGGAGAGCCTCCGCGATCGCGATCGGATCGACGCGCGCAGCGCGCCCCTCTTCCTTCCTGGGTTCTTCTATCTGGGTAGTGGGAAGTGGGAGGTGGGAGGTGGGAAGTGGGTAGCCGTGGCCTGTCACGCTTGTCACGCGTGACAGGTCCGTTGCTGGCGTGACAGGTGCCGTGGTGTCACGCGTGACGGGCGTGACAGGTGCCGAGCAGTGACGCGTGACGAGCGCTTGCAGCTCGCGCATCGGCAAGTTCCAGTCAGGCACCACGCCGGCCGCGCGCAGCTGCTCGAACATCTCGCGGCGTGCCTCGCGGTGCCGCCGCTGACGCTCGGCCTCGTTCGCCTTCTTGGCCTCGCGCTCAGGCTCCGTCGCGCGGTACTCGGCGATTACCTTGTCGGCCCGCCGGTTGTGCCAGCCGTCGGCCTCAAGCACGAAGAACTCGCGGAGGACGACGTCGACCGCCTCGCGCATCGCGTCAGTGCGCGCGCGAGCGAGCCGACAGGCGGCGCGGAGATCGGCAGGGATGGGGCGCTCGTCGCGGTAGTAGGCACGGAGCAGCCGCGTGTACGCGAGATCCTCCTCGTCGGAGAGATGCTCGGTCGCCGCCGCGTAGTCGCCGATATGAAACTCGAAGTAGTTCACGCGCCCCCGCGCTCCCTGAGTTAGCGCCCGGTTGTTCGTCTGCTACCGGAGCCGAAAAGCAGAGCCGCGTGCAGCGCGCGGCCAGCGCGGGGGTTTCGGAGACGAACGCGCCCACGCCGCGCTCGCCGGGCGTCGTCGTCCGTGATGTGCCCTGCCCGCTTCCATGCGGGTCGCTGGTGTCAGTGCGGTCCTACTGCGCGCATCGGTGTCTGTCTGACATCGACGCACGCGGCACGGCTGATCGGCGCGAATTGCGCCGAGCGACCGTTCAACGGGTCTGCTGCACGAACCTCCGGATCACGTCGAGGTCGCGCTCGCGATCGGCGAGCTGCGCGCGGAGGTCGTCGATCTGCTGCTCCAGCTCGGAGCGCAGGGGTTTCAATTCGTAGCGACGGCGATGCGCCCACCACTGCAGCGGGATGTCATTCCCCAGCAGGTCGCACAGAGGGTCGAGACGGTCCTGCGGGAAGTGCGCCTGCCCACTGCGGATCCGGGACCAGGTGGCCGGGTCGATGCCGAGCGCGTCGGCGATCTCCTTGTCGGCCAGCCCGCTCGCGTTGATCGCGAGGTTGATGGCGCCGGTCATCGTCGGCTGCAGCGCGATCGTCTCGACCGGCACGTGCGCGGGCGCGGCGCGGCGGGCGATCCGCAACTCGAGCTGCTCAACGCCCGCCAACGAGCTTGAGTCGCGTTGACGGTCAAGCTTGCGGCCGAGTGCGCTCATGGAGGGTGCTCGCATGGAAAGCTCAGTGGGATCGACGACGGGCCGGCTTGGCCGATCGCGTGCCGGAACGGCGGGCAGTACCGCGCAGGTAGGCCCAGTCCACGTCGGGGCGAAGGTGCTCGCAGCGGACGGCGCCGCGGCTCTCGCGTTCGATCGCGACCACCAGGTTGTCGCCGATGTTCTGGCGAGCCGAGATGGCCTTCCGGAGGTAGCCGACGCTGGTCCCAACCCGGGCAGCGAACTCGTGCTGCTCCGCTGGAGTCAGGGCGTTCAGGTACTCGCGAAGTGCGTCCATGCCGACACTTTACCCAAAGGTAAGGTGTCGTCAATACCCGGGGGCCATTTACCCAGCGGTATGCGCTGGCACCCTAGGGGCGTGGACATTGCGGTTATTCGGCGCGAGCGGGTCGTTGCGATCGTCGAAGCCAAGTTCGACGGCAGCAAGGCTGCGTTCGCGAAGGCCATCGACCGCACCGACAACTACGTCTCCCGGATGCTCAATCCGAACGGGGCGCAGCACAAGAAGATCGGCGAGGATCTCGCGCGAGATATCGAGCGTAAGCTCCAGCTCCCGCTGGGTTATCTCGACGGGATGACCGAGGCCAAGGCAGGCACGATCCACGGCATCGAAGTGACTCCGGTGGGCGCACGCCTGGGCGCCGAGTGGGAGAAGCTCGAAGAGCCGCTGCGCTCGCAGATTCAGACGCTGATCGAGACGCTGGTCGCGCGACAGAAGCGCAGCCGTCGCAAGGTTCGCGATGACGTCGGCCGCGAAACTCGCGTCGACGAGCTGGCGGACGCGTCCTCAGCTCCGTGATCAGGGCTCGCGCAGCGGCCACTGCCGCCCTGCTCGCCCTCTGCGGCCTCGCGGGGTGCGGCTCCGAGACCGCGCAGACCCCGGTCAGTGAAACCGACTACGTCCAAGCCAAGCTTCAGGAGTACTGGAAGGCCAACGGTCCTAAAGCCTTGGAAGAGGCGCGTGCGGCGCTGACGGCGGGGCAGTTCGACCTCGCGAACACGAAGCTCAGCCAGTTCGCCTGGACGAACGATCCCGCGGTGCTCTCGCTGCTCAACGAGGCCGAGATCGGCCTTCTCGAGGCGCGCGCGGCGACGCTGAAGGCATCGCAGGTTCAGGACAGGAAGGACGTCTGGACGCGGCTGGCGACCCTTCGGCCGGACGATACTCGTGCGGCGGAAGAAGCCCGGACCGCGCAGGCGGAGATGCAGGCCATCCGAGAGCTGTCCGACTCGGCGCTCTGCAAAGCCTTGAGGGGCAAGGCCAGCGACCGCGCGTACGCGAACGAATGGGCGCGCCGCGGCGGGACTCTGGAGGAAGCCGAGGCGATCGCCGCGCGGACGGTGAGCATCGGCATGAGGGAAGACGCCGTACTTTGCGCATTTGGCCCTCCCGACGACGTCAACCGGTCGGTTTTTGAGGCCGGCGGCAGCACCCACGAGCACAAGCAGTGGGTCTACGGGCGCACGTACATCTACACCGAGAATGGTCGCGTAAGTAGCTGGCAGGACTAAACCCCCTGCCGCGGAGGCCGCCGTGATCGGCGCAGCTTTTACCCCCGGGTATTGACCTAAGCTTTACCCACGGGTAATGTCCGGCTCACAGCGTTCTGCTGTGGGAGACGCCGGATGTCGAACCCCGCCAACCTCACCCGCCCCGAGCCGCTCGGCCACGCGCAGCAGCTCGCGGTCACCCGCCTGACGCACCTGGAGCACGTCGCCCGCCGCGCCCGCGAGGCGATCTGGCGCGGCGACCGTCAGGCCGAACTCCGCGCGGTCTACGAGATCCGCGAGGCGACGACCGACATCGTCGCCGGGGTGGTGCGGTGAGCCGCCTCGGCCCTATCCCTGCGCCGGACCTGAGCAAGGCGCACGACATCCGCCACCTGAGCGCGTGCGCCCACTGCGGCGAGATGGGCGACGACCGCCGGATGATCCGCTCGGCGCCGCGCACGGACTGGCACGGCCGCTGCTACGCGAAGCGGTTCGGCCGCAAGGCGTTCCTCGCGCTGCCGCGTGAGCAGACGGAGCGGCTGATGTTCGGCGACATCGGCCCGAGCCTGATGCGCGCGCTCGTGAACCGCGGGGGTGCGGCATGAAGCGCGTCACGCTGAACGAGGCGCAGGCCCGAGTCGCGTTCCACGCGGTCGCGCGCTACGCCGAGCACTGCCAGCGCGAGCGCGAAGAGTGCTTGGCGCTGGCAGTGACCTGGCCGACCGGGCATCCCAATCGCGATTCGATGCTGGAGTGCGCCGCCAGCTGGTCGGAGCGCGTCGACGAGACGCTGCCGACTGCGCAGCGGCTGTGCCGCCGCTACGAACTGCCCGCGGTGCAGCCGTGAGCAGCATCAGTCCGCTCGCCTGGTTCCTCGGCGCGTTCCTCGTGACCAGCTACGTGCTGCTGCTCTGGCTCGCGCTGGAGCGGTACGAACTCGCCCGCTGGGCGCGCGGGGACCGTCCGTGATCCCCCGCCGCTTCGGCACCGTCACGCAGCATCGGGGAATCACCGACCTCGACGAGCGCAACGCCGCGAACCTCGCGCGGTGGGTCTACCTCAGCCGCATTGGCGCCCGCTGCGCCGACCCGCGCACGCCGGCCGAGGTGACCGCGTACCAGTCGCTCGAGGTCCGCGCGCGGATCGCGCTGCACGAGCTGCAGCACGCGCGTCGGTTCCACCGGCGCACCGCGCGCGTGATCCCACTGCGGAGGGCCGCCCGATGACGCGCGCGGTGACGCACTGGTCCTACGGGTCGTGCGGCGAGCCGATGGAAACGCCTCACCTCACCAACGGCCGCGAGTGCACGAGCCCGTCGTGGCTCGCAGCGATGCGTCGGCTCGAGGCCGAAGGCGACGCGGAGTTCGCGGCTGCGCGCGTGACGATCGTCGACGTGCGGCCGGTCGACGTGACGCCCGTCGGCCGCGACCAGCGCCTCGCCGATGAGGCCGGCGTGCCGCTGTTCGGCCCCCTTCCCTGACACCACCGAGGAACCCCGATGAACGCTGCCGCGATCGAGAGCGCCGAGATCCCCACCGCCTACTACCCGCGCTGGCCGGACGCCGACCGCCCGCCGCCGGCGCTACCCGAGCCGCCGGTCGCCGAATTGGCGGCCGCGATCGCCGCCGCCCAGGCGGAGATGCGCAACCCGACGTTCGATCGCATCAACACCGCCTTCGCGCGCGGCCCGGCGCCGACGAACCCGAACTACGCGTCGCTCGCGTCGGTGCGCAACGCCGTCGTCCCGGTGCTCGGGAAGCACGGCGTCGCGGTGCTGCAGAACGTCGTGACGCAGGACGGCGCGATCGAGTGCACCACGCTGCTGATCCACAAGACCGGCCAGTCGCTCACGTTCGGGCCGCTGCGCGTGCCGGTGCCGCAGGCCTCCGCACAGGCGATCGGCTCGGCGACGACGTACGCCCGCCGCTTCCAGCTGATGGCAGTAGCAGGCGTGGCCGGGGACGAGGACGACGACGGCGAGAGCGTCGGCGGCGCGCCGCAGCCCGAGTTCATCTCCGATGAGCAGGTAGCGAACCTCGAGGCGCTGATGACCGAGGTGGGCGCGAACCGCGCCAACTTCCTGAAGTACTGCAAGGTCGGGAAGCTGAGCGAGATCCGCGTCGCGAACTACGCGGCCGCGGTGCGCGCTCTGGAGGACAAGCGGTCCACCGGGGGTGCCAAGTGATCGAGGTCCTGCACTGCGAGCAGGGCACCGACGAGTGGCGTCGGGCGCGGCTCGGCATTCCGACCGCGTCGGAGTTCGACACCGTGCAGGCGAAGGGACGCGGCGGCGGCGAGTCGAAGACCCGGCGCACGTACCTGCTGAAGCTCGTCGGCGAGCGCCTCACGGGCGAGCCCGCGGAGTCGTTCAGCAACGCGCACACGGACCGCGGCAAGCAGATGGAGGCCGAGGCGCGCGACGCCTACGTGCTGGTGCGCGACCTCGAGCCGCAGCTCGTTGGCTTCGTTCGCCGGGACGACGTCGAGGCCGGATGCAGCCCCGACGGGCTGCTCGGCGACGACGGCGTGCTCGAGATCAAGACGAAGCTCCCGCACCTGCAGCTGGACGTGCTGCTCGACGGGAAGCTGCCGGCCGAGCACCTCGCGCAGGTGCAGGGCGCGCTGTGGATCACCGGGCGGGCGTGGTGCGACTTCGTCTCGTACTGGCCGCGCCTGCCGATCTTCATCACGCGCGTGCACCGCGACGAGGCCTACATCGCGAAGCTGGCGGCCGCCGTGGCCGAGTTCAACGCCGAGCTGCGCGCGATGGAGCTGCGGTTCGCGCGGCCGCGGGCGGCCTGACGATGAGCGACGGCCTCTGGATGCGCCGCACGCTGTCCGGGCTCGCGCCCGCGGACGAGCGCGCCGCCGAGCAACTGCGGCGCGTGGCGCTCGACGCGCGCGTGCGGGTGACGCTCCACCGGCCTCGCAACATGAAGCTCCACGCGCGGTACTGGGTGCTCTGCGACCTCGTGTCGCACCACCACCAGACGCTGCGGACGAAGGACCAGGTCGACGCGGCGCTGCGGATCCTCGCCGGGCACGCGGACGTGATCGTGTCCGCGACCACGGGTGAGATCTACCAGGTGCCGAAGTCGCTGAAGCTCTCCGAACTCAGCGGGGAGGAGTTCGAGGAGTTCTACCGCCGCGCGTGCGACGCGGCCGTGGAGCACCTGCTGCCGGGCGTGTCGCTGCGGGAAGTGCAGGACGAAGTGCTGCGCCTCGTGGCGTAGCGGAGGACGACGATGATCGTGACCGAACAGGAAGCGCGAGAGCTGTGGTGCCCGGCGGCGCGCGTAGAAACGCACACTGCAGTGGCGTCCACGAATCGCGGCGAAACTCGCGACCGCACCTACGTTCGTCAAGCCGTCGCGTGCATCGGCTCGCGCTGCATGGCTTGGCGGTGGTCGGATACCGCGACTCCGGCCCGCCCGGTGCTGCTCAGCCACAGCGGGCGCCGGCCGCCGGACGACGATCCGCGCTGGCGCGCGGACACGGCCGGTGGCGTCGATGACGAGAGCGTCGCGGGCATCGAGCTGCACGAGGCGCAGGCGCGCACCGACGGAGAGGACCCCAGCGGCTGGCGATACACGTGGCGAATCTTCGGCGACGCACCGGATCGCCGGGGCTTCTGCGGCCTCGCCTACTCGGTGCGGCTGCCGTGATGCGGGAGCAGGGAAGATTCGTGCGCGGGCACCGCGCGTCGCCGTCCACCGAGATCCGCCCGGGGGAGCGTCGTTCGCCCGCGACCGAGATCCAGGCTGGCGAGCGCCGCTCACCGCAGACGGAGTTCCGCAAGGGACAGGCGGCGCACAACCGACTGCCGGTCGGCAGCGTCCGCATCCGGAAGCGGTTCGGTGCACTGCGCGCGTTCGTGAAGGTCTCGGAACCGAACACGTGGCTGCCACGCGCGCGCGTCGTGTGGGAGCAGGCGCGCGGGCCGATGCCACGGGGCCACGTAATCCACCACCGTGACCGGGACCCGCTGAACGACGCGATCGAGAACCTCGCGTGCCTCTCGCGCGCGGAGCACCGGATGGAACATCACGACGAGGTGCAGGCGTGGCGCGCGAGCTGATCCTCGATAGTTTCTGCGGCGGCGGCGGCGCGAGCACGGGCATCGAATGGGCTCTCGGCCGCTCTCCCGACATCGCGATCAACCACTCGGCCGAGGCGATCGCGATGCACGCGCTGAACCACCCAGCCACGCGGCACTACTGCGAGGACGTGTGGCAGGTCGACCCGCGCGAGGCCACCGGCGGACGCCCCGTCGGGCTCGCGTGGTTCAGCCCCGACTGCACGCACTTCAGCAAGGCCAAGGGCGGCAAGCCCCGGTCGAAGAAGATCCGCGGCCTCGCGTGGGTCGTGTATCGCTGGGCGAAGGCGGTGCGGCCGCGCGTTATCGCTCTCGAGAATGTCGAAGAGTTCGCCGACTGGGGTCCGCTGCTGGACGATGGGCGCCCGTGCCCGGTGCGCCGCGGCATGACGTTCCGGCGCTGGTGGCGGCAGTTGGAGAATCTCGGCTACACGCTCGACGCGCGCGAGCTGCGCGCCTGCGACTACGGCGCACCGACGAGCCGCAAGCGGCTGTTCGTGATCGCGCGCTGCGATGGTCTGCCGATCCGCTGGCCGGAGCCGACGCACGGGCTGGGGCTCGCGCCCTACCGGACGGCCGGCGAGTGCATCGACTGGTCGCTCCCGTGCCCGTCGATCTTCGACCGCCGCAAGCCGCTGGCCGACGCGACGCTCCGGCGGATCGCGGCCGGCGTGATGCGCTACGTCGTGAACGCGCGGCAGCCGTACCTGGTCGTCTCGATCGACCACCAGAGCAGCGGGCCGGGCGCGGCGGTGCGCAGCGCGGACGAGCCGCTGACGACGGTGACCGGCAAGGCGCGGCACGCGCTGGTCGCGCCGACGCTGGTGCAGACGGGGTACGGCGAGCGCGACGGGCAGGCGCCGCGGTGCCTCGACCTGCAGAAGCCGCTGGGGACGGTCGTGGCCGGCGGGCAGAAGCACGCCCTCGTCGCCGCGTTCCTCGCCCGTCACTTCACCGGCGTGGTCGGCCGTGGGCTCGAGCAGCCGTGCCCGACGATCACGGCGACCGATCACCACTCGCTCGTGACCGCGACGCTGGCGCAGGACCGGCGCGAGAAGGTGTCCGCGTTCCTGATCAACTACTACGGCTCCGGCAGCGGCAAGACGGGCTCCGCGCTCGACCGGCCACTGCCGACCGTCGTCTCGCGCGACCGCTTCGGCCTCGTGACCGTCCACGGCCAGCCGCACTACATCGCCGACATCGGCCTGCGGATGCTGGTGCCGCGCGAGCTGTACCGCGCGCAGGGCTTCCCGGAGGACGTGCAGCTCCGCGGGACGACGCGCAGCCAGGTGGCGCTGTGCGGGAACAGCGTCAGCCCGCCGGTTGCCGCAGCGATCGTGCGCGCGAACTTCGCCGAGGCCGCGCAGGAGGCGGCCGCAGCATGAAGACCTCGATCGAGTGGATCCCCTGCGCCGAGCGGCTACCCGACGACGAAGCGCTCGTGCTGCTCGCGAAGGACGGCGAGTGCTGGCTCGGGTGGCACGACGGCGACGAGTGGCTCGCCGACGATTCGGCGCCAGTGCGCGGCGTCACGCACTGGGCGCACCTGCCCGAGGTGCCGGCATGAGCCGCCGCGGCCCGAGCATCTCGCTGGACTCGCTGGAGTCCAACCCGCTTTTCGACGTGGCGTTCGCGGAGGTGGTCGAGGCGATCCCGCCGATGCCGGACACGACGCCGATCCGGTACGACGACACGCGGTCGCTGATGGTGCTGGCGTGGATGCGCGGCGTGGCGTGGGAGCGCGAGCGCCGCGCGCGGGAGGAGACCTCGGCATGAGCCTCGAAGCGATCGAGACCTTCCCGCTCACGTGGCCGGAGGGCTGGCGTCGGACGGAAGCCCACCGGCGCACGCGTGCACAGTTCGGCCGCCGCCAGTCGCGGGGTACTGGTGACGTCACGTGGAGCGTCCGCGGCCAGCTGACCGTCGCGATGGCTGTCGAGCGCGTCCTCGAGGAACTCGCCCGCATGGGCTTGCAGCGGCACCGGATCGTGATCTCGACGAACGTGCCGGTGAAGCGTGACGGTCTGCCGGTCAGCGGGCGCGAGCCGGTGGACCCGGGCGCAGCTGTCTACTGGATGAACGGACGCGAGCGCCGGTGCATGGCGATCGACCGGTACGACCGCGTCGCCGACAACCTGGCGGCGATCGCCGCGACCCTCGACGCGATGCGCGCAATCGAGCGGCACGGCGGCGCGGAGATCCTCGACCGCGCGTTCACGGGCTTCGTAGCGCTGCCGGCCCCCGAGCAGTGGTGGCAGGTGCTCGGCGTCTCGGCGCAGGCCTCGCGTGACGACATCGAGGCCGCGCACCGGCGGCTCGCGATGAAGCACCACCCGGACCGCGGCGGCTCGGACGCGGAGATGGCGAGGATCAACGCCGCGCGTGATGCGGGGATGGAGGCCCGATGAACGACGCGTTCAACAAGCTGCTCGACCTGACCGCGAACGACGCGTTGGAAATCGCGAGGCTGCGCGTGCTGGTACATGAACTGCAGCACGAGCTGGAGCAGGCGCGCTCGGCGCCCTGCGTGTACCTGCTCTCACACTACGGCGAGCACGGCTCCGAGGACGTCGTGAGCACGTTGGACCGCGCGCACCTGCCCGCCCTGCTGCGGCAGCGGTGGGGCGACTGGAGCCACCTTCCGGAAGCTCAGGGACGGCTCGCGGAACTGCTGGAGCGGCCGGACGCCGAGTTGGCCGGGCCGACCGCGTCGAACCCGCACAACCTGACGCGCGGGTGGGGTGGCGTGCAGCTGCACGTCGTGCGGATTGAGGGTGCCTGTCAGCCCTCCGGAGGTGCCGGATGATCCGGCCGCACGTGCCCGAGCTCGGCCTGGAACCGCGCCGCCAGCCGTTCCAGCCGCCGCGCCTTCGCGCGGAACAGCGCCTCGGTCGAGCTGCCGGCCTGCGCGTCGGCGTCCTTCGTGGCGAGGAACGCCTGCCCCCGGCAGGCCATCGCGGCGTCTTCCAGTTCCTGACGGGTGAGTTCCATGGGTAGCCACGATACCGCCGCCGACGCGTCGGCAGCCACGCCGACCGGAGATCTCCGCCGGACCGCACCGCCGGCCTCGGCCACGCGCTCGTGCCCGCAGTGCGGCTCTCCGTTCGCCCCGCGCCGCTCGCACCAGAAGTTCTGCTGCCGGACGTGCTGGTCGGCGTTCCACGAGGCTCGGCCTGCCGGGCTGCGCGGCGTCGTGTCGAAGGTGAGCATCACCCGCCGGGGGTACGTCACGGTGCTTGTGCGCTTCGGGATCGAAGACCGGCAGGCAGCGTCGCAGCTCACGCCGGGCGATCTCGTGGAGATCGTGCGGTCATGAATCCCGACCTGCGCCGCCTCGTCGAGCTTCTCGCACGAATCGCCGCTCGGCGTGCTCGCGAACGCCGCGAGTTGCCGGCCCTCCCCTCCCGCCCCTAGAGTCCGACCGTGCGCGCAGCCCTCTACACGCGATACTCGACCGAAGACCAGTCGTCCACGCCCGCGCAGCTCGCCGGCTGCCGTCGCCGTGCGGAAGCCGAGGGGTGGCCTGTCGTCGCGACCTACTCCGACGAGGCGATCTCCGGCGACGACCATCGCCGCCCGCAGTATCAGGCAATGCTCGCTGCGGCGCGGGACCGCTCTTTCGAGGTGCTGATCGTCGAAGACCTCTCGCGCCTCGCGCGCGACAGCGTCGAGTCCGAGCTGGCGATCCGCCGGCTCGAGCACTGGGGCGTGCGCGTGGTCGGCCTGTTCGACGGGTACGACTCGACGCACCGCGGCCGCAAGCTGCTCCGCGGGATGCGCGGCCTGATGAACGACCTCGCGCTCGACGAGATCCGCGACCGCACGCACCGCTCGCAGCGCGATCGCGCCGAGAAGTCGCTGTCGGCCGGCGGGCTGCCCTACGGCTACCGCGCCGTCGATGCGTTCGACGGCACGAAGCGCGTCGGCCGCACTCGCGAGATCGACCCGGCGCGCGCCGACATCGTGCGAGAGGTGTTCGACCGCTTCGCCGCCGGCGAGTCGCTGCGCGTGATCGCGAACGACCTGAACCGCCGCGGGCTGCCCTCGCCGGGTGCCGGCTGGAACCGTGAGCGGCGCGCGTCCGACGGCCTGTGGCGCGTGTCGGCGCTGCACTCGATGCTCGGGAACGAGGCCTACGCCGGGCGGTACACCTGGAACCGCACGCAGTGGGTGAAGGACCCGGAGACGAAGAAGCGCGAACGGCGGGAACGCCCGAAGGCCGACTGGATCGTGCGCGAGTGGCCGGAACTGCGGATCGTGGACGAGGACACGTGGCAGCGGGTGCAGACGCGGATGGGGCAGCGCGCGACCCTGTACGGGCAGCCGAAGGGCGGCCGGGCGCGGTACCTGCTGTCGGGGCTGCTGCGCTGCGGCGAGTGCGGCGGCGCGTACATCGTGGCCGCGCACCGCCCGGTCCGGTACGGGTGCGCGACTCACCGGCAGGCCGGAGCGGCCGGGTGCTCGAACAGCAGGCTCGTGGCGCGCGAAGTGGCCGAGCGGCTGATCCTCGCGGACGTGCGCGACCAGGTGCTCTCGCCGGAGGCCGTAGCGCTGGCGGTTCGGGTCATGCGGGAAGAGGCGAAGGCGGCGTCGCAGCCGGGACCGGACCCCGAGGTCGAGGCCGTTGATCGGGACATCGAGGCGGTGGAGCGGCTGCGCCGCGAGGGCGTGCTCTCGCCGCGAGCTGCGGCGGCCGCGCTCGAGCCCCTGCGGGCACAGCGTGCCGCGATGGCGACGCGCGCGACGTCGGTGGTCGCAGGCGCGTTCGGCGCGGAAAGCGACTACGTGGCTGTCGCTGGTGCGCTCTGGGAGGCGATCACGGGGGACGACGTAGACGAGGCGCGGGAAGCGCTTCGCGGCCTGCTGGGGACCGTACGGCTCGTCGTCGAGGGAGAGGAACTCGTAGCGGAGATGGCCGGAGGGGCCATCCCGCTACGCCGAGCCGTAGGTGGCTCAACTGGGTTGGTAGCGGGGGCAGGCTTCGGAGCCAGTTTTTCCCGGGTTCGGCTGGTCGAGCCGGCGCGGTCGCCCCATTCCAATGCCCCGCGAGGCGATCGGAACGCCGAGATACGTGCCGCGCGCGCCGCGGGGGCTTCGTTCGCCGAGCTGGCCCGGCGGTACGGGATCAGCGAGGCGCGCGTCCGGCAGCTCTGCGGCTCCCGGTAGCCGCCTGACGAGACGGACCCCGCAATCCGGCTTGCCGCAACTGGCGCTTCGCCGCGCTGCGTCATACGCTCCGGCCGGGCTCGACGCCCCAGAACGACAAGGAGTCTTCCATGCGCACCCTGCGCGCGGCCGCCGTGGCCGCTGCCCTCGCCTGCACCCCCCTCGCCCACGCCGACGAGATCTCGTACACCTACCTCGACGTCGGGTACGCGGCCGGCGAGAACGACGACCTCGACGAGTCCGGGAGCGGCTGGGCCGCCCGGTTCTCCGGCCAGCTGACCGAGCACCTGTTCCTGGAGGGCACGTACGGGAAGCTGGAGTACGACCTCGACGTGCTCGGGGTCAGCGTGGACGCGGAGGAGGACCGCTGGGAGGTGGGCCTCGGCGTGCCGTACCAACTGCGGGACGGGCTGCACGTGTTCGGCGTGCTCGGCTACGCGAAGGTGACGGCCGAGGCCAGCGTCGCCGGGTTCTCGGCGTCTCTCGACGAGGGCGCGCTGATGGCGGCCGCCGGCGTGCGCTGGCTGCCGATGAACCAGCTGGAGTTCACGGGCCGAGTCGTGCACCGGGCCTACGACGACAGCGACACGGCGGCGGTGGTCGGCGTCCGCTACTACATCAGCGACACCGCGGCGATCATCGCCGACGGCGAGTTCGGGTCGAACGCGAAGCTGGGGATCATCGGCCTGCGGATCGACTTCGGGCGCGATCCCTACTGACCGCCCCGGGCGCACTCCTCCACCTGCCGCTCGTACTCCCGGATCACCCGGGCCTGTTCCTCAAGCGCACCCCGCGCCGAGGTGCCGGGCGGCAGGACCACCGCCCGGATTGTCCCGCAGGCTTCAGGGACCGGCGCCGTCACGGGGACCTCGATCACCGTCGGCGGCGCCCGCACGACCTCCGGGCCGCCGAAGCACCCCGAGAGCAGCATCAGGCAGGGGCAGGTCCAGACAGCCGAAGCGCGGGTCATCGAGGGTGCTCCTGAGCAGGGCGAGGTCCGGGGCGAGGATTCGGGCGACCTCGGCGGGGATCGACCCGACGGCGGCCGCCACGCGGCGCTCGCGTTCGCGCTCCGCGTGCAGGGCCTCCGTCACGCGCACGGCGCCCGCGGCCTCGCCCTCGGCGACTGCGGTCCGCATCTCCGCCCGGTAGTCGGCGAGCGTGCGCTCGGCGCGCTCCTGCGCGCGCTGGGCGTGCGCGACCCGCTCGCCGTGGTAGAGGCCCGCGAGCCACCAGGCGCCGCCCGCGCCGGCCAGCAGCGCCGCGATCGCGACGCCGGCGAACCACGGGCCGAAGTTGCGGCCGAGCGTCAGGGCTTCGGTCAGCATGACGCGGCCTTCGGGATCACGGGGTGATCCGGTGCTGTGCGCGGCTGCGGCTCCCACGCGCGGCCACGGCACGCGGGCTCGTCCGGGTGGGTGGCCCAGCCGAGATAGTCGCCGTGCGTGCACACCGTCATCGGCGGCGCGCCGGTCAGGAACCGGCACGTCCGGCAGGCGCGCGCGCAGCCGGTCACAGCTTCGGCGCCGGCAGCTTGCGCAGCAGCGAGCTGCCCATGTACCCGGCCATCAGCGCGCCCGCGGGCGTCGCCGCAAGGCCGAGCACGGGCCCGAGCGTCGGCAGCTGCCACACGACGACCGCAACGCCGCCGGCGGCGACGAGCCAGCCCGGGCCATCCGTGCGAAGGAACGCGAGCGGCGACGGCCGCGCGTCAGCTGGCGCGGCGCGCCATGCCTCCGTGTACCGGCTGAGCACGTGCAGGGTCAGGCCCGCGGCGGCCGCGAGGAAAAGTTCGAGCATGGGGGTCTCCTACGCCGCGACTTCGGCGGTGCCCGCGACGGGGCGGATCGTGAGGGTGTGCGCGGTACCGACGCCGAGCGTCTGGCGCAGCGCGTTCAGCGCGTCGGTCGACTGCAGCACCGCGTGCTGATCGTTCAGCCGCCCGTGACGGCGGCCGACGAGGATGCAGCCGAGGATGTCGGCAGCGGTGTTCCCGTTGTGGATCAGGATCGCCGAGCGCCCCCACGGCTGCCCACGCGGGATCTCGCCGGGCCAGTCGTAGACGCCGAGCCGCGGATTCGACAGCCGCCACACGTTCGGCCAGCGCTGCGAGCTGTGCGGCGACAGGCGGTAGGTGCCATCCGGAACGCATGACTCCAGCAGCGCGCCCTCGCGGCGCTGGCCGCCTGGGCCGTCGGGGTCCGGCCGCCACGGCTCCTCAAGGGTCGCGAGACGCAGGTCGCCAGCCGTCAGCCAGCCGAGCGTCACGTCCGGCAGGTACGCGATGCGGACGAGCTGCAGGTTCACGACTGCCCCCGGGTCGCGAACTGCAGCAGCCGCTCCATTTCGCGGATCGTCCGCTCGCTCGACTTGTCGAGCGCTGCGTGGATCTGCGTCACGGCCGTCTGCAGGTCTTCGCGTAGCGATTGCAGGTCGGCTCGGGTGGCCATGGTCTTCTCGACCTCCGTGAGCCGCTTGTCCACGTCCTCGATCGCGCGCTCGGCATTCGCCGCGCGCGCCTCCGCCGCAGCGAGCTGCTGCGCGAGCTTCTGCACGCTCTCGGCCTGAGCGGCGCGTACGCCGCGCCACGCCAGCGCACCTACGGCCGTCACCACTGCGACGATCGCAGCGGCCTCGGCCCACGAATCGATACTCACCAGCGGATCGCTCACGAAGGCTCCCTTGGGTCAGCGGCCGGCTACCAGCGGGGGAACGAAAGCGTGTTCTGCGCGCGGAGCACGTCGACGCGGAACTCGTAGGTTCCGGTGGTGCCGGTGCGGGCGCACTGAGCCGCCAAGCAGCCACTCGGCGGCGGCCCGCCAGCGCTGATCGATGCGATGGTGGTGCCACCCACCTTGAAGTCGAAGTTGAACGTGCTTGAGTTGTAGGTGATCTCGAGGTGCTGATAGCCGCCGGTCGCGACCGTGTTCGTGTCGGTGACGGAGCCGCCGACGCTGCAGGACCAGCACACCGCGCTCTGCCCCGCATTCCACTTCGTGAAGAAGAACGCGCCTTCGCTGGGGAGCGGCTCGTCGAGCAGCGGAAAGATGCCGACCCGCGCTCTCGGGAGCTGCGTGGAGCTGGGCGCGCCGGCGCTGACGAGCACGTACGCGTCGAGCTGAAAGGCGCCGCTCGCAACGAGCCCGTACGTCGCGGTGGCGGGGGCGTTCGACAGGATGATCCCGGCGTGGCCGGTCGACGTGCTGCCCGGGTTCAGCGTCACGACGCCGGAATTGTTGCCGTCGATGTTCACGCTCGCGGCCGCGCCGGTGCCGACGAGCCGCGACTGGAACCCGCTGGTGAACGGCGATATGAGGTCAGGGTCGGCGGGGACCGACCACTGCGACGCAGGGTTCACCCCTCCCCCGCCGCTGCTCCCGCCGCCGAGCGCTACCTCGAGCCACCCGTCCAGCGTGCTGTACCGGTAGAGCTTCGACTCGGAGTTGACCCACACGAGCTGCATCACGGTCGGCGAGACGAACGTCCACGCGCCGGCCGCGCGCACCGCAATCTTGTCGTCCTGCCCCGAGAAGGCGCCGCTGCCCACGGTGACGAGGTGCTGGTCGCCGTTCGACGGCGATCCCGGCGCGGTGGCGGTGCGCGTCAGCACGCCGTAGAACTGCTGCGTGCCACCGCCTCCGCCGCCGCCCGTCGTGAGCGCGGCCCACGCCGAGCCGCTGTAGAAGAGCAGCGCGTTCTCGTCCTGCGCGTAGGCGAGCCAGCCCTCGACTGGGGTTGCGAACAGCCAGCCGCCGTTGGAGAACGACGCGATCTTCCCGGCCTGCCCTGCCCACGCGCCGGTCGGGCTCGCGGCCACGATGTACCGAGCGCCCTCGGCTGGGGAGCCCGGCGGCGTGGCGAGATCGCGGTCGATCACCGAGCACTGCACCAGCGCCTCGAGGCGGCGCAGCGCCTCGTTCACGACGAGTTCGGGCTGGGCCTGCGACGCGGCCAGCTCGCGGAGCGCGAGGATCGGTGTCGTCATACGGTTCCTGCGAGTGGGTAGCCCCGGCCGACGACGGCCGAGCGCTGGTAGATGCGCACGCTGACGGAGGCCTGCGCCGAGCCGAAGTCCGTGACCTGCTGCGCCGCGGTGTAGACCACCGTCGGCGCGGTGGGCTGCAGCACGCGCAACTCGGTGGCGCCGTTCAGGATCGCGACGTCGTACGCCTCGCTCTGCTCGGAGAGCAGGACGGGAGTGCCGTTCGGGAGCGTCTTGCCGATGCGGTTGCGGCGGGTCCACGCGAGCGTGAGATCTCCGCCGCCGTTGCGGCTCGCCGTGAGGTGCACCGGCGAGAATGGCTTCAGGGCAACGCCGGCCGGAGTGGCCTGGACGATGTCGGCCTCCTCCACCGTCGTGCCGAACGTGACTGCGCGATGCCGCAGCGGGCGTCCGATGTCGGCGATGTCCAGCGGCAGACGCGCGACGCCTCCACCCGAGAGCAGCACCACGCGGTCCTCCACCTGGCTGGTGCCGATCGCGTGCTCCGTGCCGCGGCGGCCTCGGTACAGGCCCGAGAGGCGCCACTCGCCGGCGACGAACTGCGCGGTGCGGAACTGCACGATCTCCCACCGGCCCGCGGCGCCGATGGCGATCGCGTTCTGCCCCGCGTCGAGCCCGGCGTCGTTCGTCGAGACGAACCCGCCGGCGAGCGGCGAGACGCGGATGACGGTGCCGAGGTCCTCGACGTTCGGATCGCTGGCCGGAACCGCCGTCACGAGCGTGCCCATCGTGGCCGCCGTGCCGATGTCGACCAGCGCCGAGTACGTGGCGCCGCCGTCGGCGGAGCGCTGGATGCTGCAGCCGCGCCAGTTCGTCCCGCCGAACGGCCGCACCGCGATGTAGTAGCCGGCGTTGTCATCGGCGTCACGCAGCGCGGGGAGATCGAGCACGACCGCCTCGGTGAGGCCGAAGTACCCGAGCAGAGGCGGCGCCTTCGCGGGTGCGCCGGCGGCGTAGCTGACGAAGCTGCCGTCGTCGTCGTAGACCGCCTGCAGCTGCAGCACGCCCCCGGTGCCGCCGCGGTCGTCTTCGACCAGGCGCATCCGCTCGAGCTGGCCGGCGATTGGCACGAGCACCACGTCGGTCGGCTCCAGCGCGATCCGGCTGCGGCCCAGCGTCAGCGGCGTGCGGCGCCGGCTCGCCCACGCGTCGAAGAGGATCATCTCGGCGATCTGCCGCGCGCGGTCGTCCGACATCGCGATCGCGAGCTGCACGTCGACGATCTCGCGCGAGCGAACCGCCAGCCGCGAGGCACGCTGCTCGCCGGGCTCGTGATTCACGTCCGGCATGACGTAGTGAACGCGCACCTCGCGCGGCAGCTCGACGTCCTGCGTGCGCTCGACCTCGTACGCGAGCGGTCGCGAACTGCCGCTGGCGTGCACGGCCAACTCGTCGGCCGTCAGCGTGGCGACGGGCGCCTTCCCGCGCTGCACGAAGCGCACGACGGTGCCGGATTCGACCGCATCGAACGGCACGTAGGTGCGCAGCGGCCCGACGATGTCGCGCGCCGTCATCACGCGCCCGACCAGGTAGCCGATGACGAGATCGTCCTCGAGGTCGGCGACGTCGATGCTGGTGAGCCCGGCGCGCGCGCACTCCGCGGCCACGATGCTCGCGACCGTCACGGGCTGCGGAAGCTCGCGGCAGTACCGGTACGCGCGGCGGACCTCGAGCACCTCGTCACCGTGGCCGTACACGCGCCCGTCGGTGATGTCGGCGAGCCCGTTCTGGTTCGAGTCGGTCGTGAACGCGCCCTGCAGGTCCCAGCGCCCGGCCGGCTCCCCGAAGATCGCCATAGGGGTAGTGCCGTCGACGACCACGGCCCACGCGCCGTAGCCGGGGAACGTCTTGTTGGAGCCGCCCGGGCCGGTCGAGCTCGTCCGCGTGGGTGCGTTGTGCGACCAGCCCTGCGCACCGATCCCGAGTTGCAGGCCGAGCACCTCCGGCGCGGTCACGAGCGTGTTCTTCGTGAGGTCGGAGAACAGGGTCTGGTAGGCGAAGGCGAAGCGGTTGTAGTGGAGGAAGATCGACTCTTCGCGTGCGACGCTCGGCGGCGGGTCGAAGTCGGGCCGCCGGCTGTGCGGACGGTCGTTGACCGCCGAATAGGACCAGCCGAGGTAGTTGTGGCTGTAGCCGCGGAACGCGTTCATGGCCGCGACCGCGGCCGCCAGCGTCGAGTGCGGGCCCGCGGTGGCCGGCGGGATGCCGGTGCCCGTCCAGGTGAACGTGTGCAGGTTCGCCGTGTTCAGCGGCGGGTCGACGCTCAGGTCCCACGGCGGCACGAAAGCGTCGATGTAGTCGGGCCCGAGGGTGTCGTACCCGTACGCGATCGTCTGGCAGACCTCGCCGCCCAGCGTGTACACCTCGAACCGGAACTGCGGCAGCACGTTGCCGAAGTCCGCGAGCGGGAACTCGGTGAGCACCACGTACGCGAGGCCTCGGTACCCGCTGACGTTGCCGATGCCCTCCACGGCCTCGATGGTCGGATCGGCCAGCTGAGTCTCGGTGCCGACGTAGAGCGTGACGAACTTCCAGAACTCGTCGGACTGCTGCACGCGCTTGAAGTAGACGTCGGCCGGCTCGCCCGGCAGCTGGTCGCGCTTGTCGTAGACGAGCTTCGACCCGGCCCACACGCGAGTGATGCCGACGATGGGGCCCTCGCACAGGCCGATCGCCGCGCTCGCGAAGTAGCTGTAGGTCGTCTGGGTCTGCTCGGGGCCGCCCTTCCCGCCGACCTGCTGCTCGCTCTTCACTTCCTTCAGCGGCGGCGCCCAGATGACGTTCCCCGACAGCGCCACGCGCCCGTAGGCGCGCGCGATCGGCACGCCGATGGCGCTCGACTGCACCGCGAGGTCGTTCAGCCGCGGGCCCTCGACGCCCGGCAGCTTCGTCGGGAACAGAGCGTTGCCGGCGAGGCTGCCTAGGAAGAAGCCGAGCTGCGGGTTGCCGAACGCGGCGCCGACGGCGGTGCCCGCAATGGTGAGGACCGCCTGGCCGAAGTTGCTCACGGCGAGACCCCCGGCAGCCGGTACGTCGCGGAGACCCGCTCGGGCCACTTCCCGCGGAGGCCGTGCTCGACGACGCGCCCGAGCGAGCCCAGCGCGTGGATCATGGTCTCGCCGGCGCACAGCGCGACATGGGTCGGCTCGCGGTTCCAGCGGACGACGAGCAGTGCGCCCGGTTCAGCGGCCGCGACGCGCGTGCAGTGCTGCGCGATCGCGCGCTCCAGTTCGCCGCTCATCGGGAGGCGCCCGTAGTCGGTGCGGTCCACGCCCGGGTCGAGCAGCTGCAGCTCGCGGGCGACCGCCACGACGAGGCCGATGCAGTCAACGCCGTCACGCGTGCGCCCCTGGTGCCGGAACGGCACCCCGACCCACGAGCGCGCGCAGGCGATGACCTCGGCGGACGAGACCATCACTGCCCCCCGATCTGCAGCACGGCTATCGTGCCGGGCACCAGCCGGCCGTGGCCGCGGAAGTTCACTGCGTTCGCGAACGTGTCACGGCAGGCCTGGAACGTCTTCGGGCAGCCCGGCCGGATCGTGAACGTGTCGCCCGTCGCCACGGTGCGCGGCATCTGCTCGAACAGTTCGAGCGCGCCGGCGACGTTGCCCACGCGGTCGCGCTTCACCTCACGCGCGAAGCCGTTGTTCGCGCCGCTGGTGAACGTGACGAGCCCGCCGATGTAGGCGCCCGCCGCTCCCACGCTCGTGATCGTCGAGTCGAATCGGCGGCGGCTCGCCACGGTCGTGACGGTCCCGGTGCGCGTCAGCGGCGCGAGCGCCACCCCGCAGCGCGAGTCGCCGAGCTCGGCGTCGCACAGCACGCCGTAGGTGCGCACCGTCGTCTGCGAGAGTCGCTGCGTGAGGCCGCGCAGCTCCGCGGTGTAGCGATTCGCGCTGGAGTGCCGGATGTTCCCGAGGTTGCCGGTGCGCAGCACGAGCTGGCCGTCGCCGGGGCTGGCCCAGTTCACCAGCAGCAGCGTGACCTCGGCGTCGTCGTAGAGGCCGGCCTCGATGTCCGCGATGCGCAGCGTCGTGAGCGTCACGTCGGCGGAGACCGGGCCCCGCACCTCGAGGTTGTCCGGCGCGAGATCGCTGTTCGACCGGATCGCGCTGCCGGTCATCGCGCCCTCTGCCGGGTAGGTGCCGGCGTAGGGGCCGCTCGGGATCGTGAGCGCGCGGTCGTGCTGGGTGCCGAGGATCACCTGGCTGTCGGTGCGCACGATGCGCCAGCAGACGGCGAGCGTCGTCACGCGGCTCTGCAGGTGGGTGGCGAGGGCCGCCGGGACGGTCTTCACACCCGGATCTCCCGGAGCGTGAAGCGGGTGCGCTGAACGTAGGTCCCGTCGTCGCCGAGGAAGTCGAGCTCGATCGGCAGCGTCTCGGAGTCGAAGCGGACGGGGACGTCGAACTGCCCGCCCCACGTCAGCGTGCCCGTGGGCGCCACGTCGAAGGTCACGACGCCCGTCGCCGCGTTCAGCGTCCACCCGGTGAGCAGCGGCGCGCCGTTGCGCCCGAGCACGATGGTCGCAGCGACCGGCTTGCGGATCTCGCGCAGCTGCGTCGCGGCGCCGACCTGGTACTGCTTCGTCAGCTGGTAGGTGGTGCTCGTCAGCTGCACGAGCGGCTGGTCGTACGGGGTGATCGCCTGCCCGACGCGGCGGCTCGTGTAGTCGTTCCAGTCCTTGAACCGGAACCCGATCGCCGGGCCGCCGACCGCGTGGAAGAACTCGATGATCGCGCCGAGGTCGACCGTCGCCGCGCTCGCCTCGAAGGCGAAGTCGTGCAGCGGCCTCGACCAGGCGCGGTTCCGGGTCTCACGGCCTCCGGCGTCTTCCTCGATCTCCACCACATACCGGGGGCTCGAGGTGTAGCCGAGCTGCGGCGGGCGCGGGAACTGCGTCTCGATGAAGTCCATGCGTCACCCGTTCCGTCGCCGCGCGTCCGTGAGCCCGCGCGCGGCCGCGGCGGCCACCTGCTGCTGAGTCGCCAGCGAGACGCGAGCGCCGCGCTCGGTCTGGATGTTGATGGTCTGCTGCACGACCATCCGCTCGGGCGTCGCGCCCGACGCGTCGACGAGCCCGCCCGTGGCATACCGCCCGCGAGACGGGCTGCGCACCACCCCGAGCCCCGAACCCCGCCGGAGCGCCTCCAGCGCGGGCAGCACGCCGGGCTGCGCGACCGCGCGCGCCGGCACGACGTACTCGCCGTTCGACAGGCGCGCCGGGATCGAGTCGGAGGTGCCGGAGCCGGGCCCGCGCACGTAGCCGCCGTCGGCAAAGCCGAGGAACTTGAACGCCGACTGCAGGAACCCGCCCGCACTGCCGCCCGTCCCGGTCGTGCCGAACAGCTGCTCCGCGAGCCGCGCGGCGACGGCCTGCGCGGCGAGCTGCTGCAGGAGGTTCCCGAAGCTCCGCAGGATTCCGCGGGCGCCGCCCTCGAAGCCGTTCGTGAGCGCGTCCGCGATGATCTGCTGCGTCCCGCGCATCGCCTCGCGCTGGAACTCGGAGATCTCCTGCGTCGCGACCTCAATTCGCTCCTGCGTGATCTCGATCGGGCCGAGCACCGCGTCCACGGCCTCCTGCCGGCGGGCCGCGGCCTCCTCCGGGGTGATCCGGCCCGCGCGCTGCAGTTCCTCGATAGCGGCGAGCTGCTGCTGGTAGCCCGCGACCGCGCGCTCGGTGCTGGTCTGGGTCTGCTTGTCGAGGTCGCGGTAGAACTGCTCCAGTTCGCCGATGACGATCTTCTGGGCGTTCACGCGGACGAACAGCGGGTCGTCTTCGAGCCGATCCGCCGGCCGGCGTTCGCGCTCGGCGTCGGGCTGCGGGCCCGGCGGCGGCGGCAGCGGACGCGCGCCCCGGGTCTCCGCCTGCGAGCGACGGCGCCGCCCGCCGGCGGGATCCTTCAGGCGGCGCTCGGCCGCGCGGAGTTCCGCCAGCTGCGCCTCCAGCTGCGCCCTCACCGGGGCGTCGCCGCCGTCCGTGCGCATCCCGGAGATCGCCTTCTCCAGCGCCGAGATGTCGAGCTGCAGCCGCTCCAGCTCCGTGCCGGCCAGACGCACGCGGAGGCGATCGAAGAAGCCGGTCAGCGCGGGCGCCGCTCGCGCGCCGATCGCGATCGCGAGCCCGTCGAACGAGTTCTTCAGCCGCTCGACCGCTTCGGCTCCTTCGGCGAGCGCCTTCGCCTGCTCGTCCGACACGCTCTTGCCGAGCCGCACCGCCTGCTCACGCAGCTCGCGGATTCCCACGGAGCCGCGCTCGAGGATCGGAATCAGCTCGAGGCCGGAGCGGCCGAACAGGTCAGTGGCCACGCGCGCGCGGTCAGCGGGATCGGGGATGCGTGCGATCTGATCGGCGAAGCGCTCGAACTGCTGATCGGCCGAAAGGCCCTGCAGGTCGCCGAGCGTGAGCCCCAGCGCCGTGAGCGTCGCATTCGCAGACTTCGATCCGGTCGCCGCCTGGCTGAGCGTGACCTGCATCTCCTTCAGCGCCTTCGACGTGCCCCCGAGGTCCACGCCAACCGTGCTGGCAGCGAACGCCAGCTCGGACATCGCGCGCGCCCCCACGCCGGCGCGGCGGCTCGCCTCCTCCAGGTTGTCGCCGAACTGCAGGGCGTTGTTACCGGCGCGCAGCAGCCCGACACCGACGGCGGCGAACGAGAGCGCCGGGATCAGGCGCGCGACGCCGCCGAGGGTGTTGCGCAGTGCCGCGAACCCGGTCGCCGAGCGGCCGGCCGTCCGGTCTGCCTCCTTCTCGACTCGGCGCAGCGCCTGCACGACTTCCTGCACGCCATCGGCCGAGAGCCGAACGCGTACGTCGGGGGTCGTCATGCGGTCAGTCCTCCAGGATCGACGGCCGCGGGGGCGGCTTCGTGCGCTTCGACGAGTGCGGCGCGAGCACGGCCCACTGCAGCAGTTCGGCGCGGTAGTCCTCGAGCGCCGCCTCGCGCAGGCGTGCCTCGTAGGCGAGCAGCGCCTCGCGCAGCGGCACGTCGAGCATCGCGGCGTAGCGCAGCGGGTCGTGGCCGGCGATCAGGCGCACGACGCCGGCCCACGGGCCCGCGCTCAGTGCGCCGCGGTCGGCTCGGGCTGGTCGGCCTGGGGCTGCAGGCTCGAAGACGTGGGGGAAGTCCCGTTCGAGAGCAGCCCGGCCAGAAAAAAACCGGCCACCACCGAGGTCAGGCCGGCGTAGAACTCGGCCTTGTCGGCCGGGTCGCTGAGGTCCTCGAGGTGCGCCTCGGTCTCGCGCTGCGCCTCCGGGTTCCAGCGCCAGCCGGGCCGGTCGAGCGGCTCCAGCATTGCCGCCACGAGCGAGACCGCAGCCCCGCTCGTGACGGCCTCCGCGACGATCCGCGCGGCGAACTCGTCGGCCGACTCGCCCGCCCGCGTGCGCGGGGGGAACAGGTCGGCCTGCACGAGCAGCTGCTGGACGTACGCGTCCTGCCGGATGGTCGTGTGCTCGACGACCCGGAACGCCCGGCCGCCGAACGTCACCACCTGGCCGGTCACTGGACGATCGCGGCCGTGAAGTACTGCGACAGGCCGGCGCCGGTGATGGCCGTGTCCTTCAGCAGCTTGCCGGTCAGTTCGAGCGCGCCGAAGTCCTCGCCGATGAGCGCGAGGTTCTGGGCCGCGCCGATCTTCGCGCGGAACGCGCGGATCGTGACCTCCTTACCCGAGCGCGCCTCGTTCAGGCCGACGAAGACGACCTCGTACTCCTTGCCGCTGGTGGTCAGCGCCTGCACGAGGTTGCCGGCCGCCGGCGTGGTGTCGCTCTCGATCGGCTCGCCGTCGGTGAGCGCCGCGTTCGCGGCCAACTCGATGCCGCCGGCGGTGAGCGTGTAGTCCGTGCCCGCGGTGAGCAGGACTCGACCCATGCACATGAGGGTCGCCGTGCCGTCCACCACCGTCTGCCCGACGACGGTCGGGAACGTCGGGACCGAAGCGCCGGTCGTGCCCGCTACCGAGACGCGGTAGTAGAAGCCGTTCGGCGTTGCGGGCACCAGGTACGCGTTCAGCGCCACGGCGGTCGAGCTGGCGCGCGTGGCGGCGGTGCGGCCGTTCGTCGCCCGGATCACCGGCGCCGGGGTCGCGAGCGCCGGCCGCAGGAACGGCAGGAACATGCCCTTGTAGCCGGCGCCCATCGCCTGGTTCGTCTGCGCCGAGCTGGCGATCACCGACGAGTTTCCGTAGAGCGCGAGCGAGAGGTTCTCCGGCGAGAAGTCGTGCGCGGTGAACGTCATCTCGACGGCCGTCACGCGGCGCACCTCGTTGTAGGTGCCGCCGCCCGGCTGCGTGAAGTCGCGCAGCTCCCGGACGTCCTCGGTGACGTTGAACGCGAGCGCCGAGCAGTTGCCGACCTCGCGCAGGCCCGCCGCAGCGCCGACCTCGCGGAGGTAGATCTTGCCCGAGCCGAGATAGCTGTAATCCATCGTGATCGCTCCTGTGAGGGTGCGCCGCGCAGGCGCGGCTGAGTCGAAACCGGATCAGCGCGCGCGCCGCACGCTCACGCTGTAGCGGGCCTGCACGCCGGCCCAGAGAAGCCCGTCGGCGACCGGGTCCACCGCCGCGGCGATGAACTCCGGCGCGCGGCCGTTGATCGGGAACCGCGCCGCCACGCCAGTGAGCGCGCGGTCGAGGTCGTCGAGCAGGTCGTGGATCCGCGCCTGCCGGTCGTCGAGCGTGTGATCCACCTTCGCCGCGACCACCACCACGAGGTCACGGCCGACGTTCGCCAGCGCGCGATCCGCGGGCCGCGAGACCGTGTCGAGGTACACGGCGAGGCAGTCGCTCGCCTCGCCGGCAAGCAGCTTCGATGGCTCGTCGAAGACCTCGGCCCCCATGTCGGTGCGGTAGCCGTTCGCGCGGCGGATCTGCCCGAGGCAGGTTCGAAACGCCTGCACGACGTCCCACGTGATCGGACTAGGCACGGGGCACCACCACCCACGAGGCGAGCGAGTCGTCGCGGTCGAGTTCCTCGCGCAACTCGAACTCCTCGCCGGTACCGGTCAGGCGCACGCGCTTCCCGGCCGTCGGGCGCGCGATCTCGCGCAACTGAAGCCGGATCACGGTGCGGGTGCCGACGATTGCCCCGGGGTCGCTGCCCATCACCTGCGCGGCGCGGTCGACTACGACCGTGCACGCAGTGCTGCCGTCGTAGGTCGCGGTATCGGCGAGGCCGAGGCGAGCGAGCGACCCGACGATTGTGGCGTCGAGCCGGCGAAGGTAGTCGCGCTGGGACATGGAGGCCTGAGTGGGCGGGCCCGGAGGCCCGCCCGTGCGCTCAGAACGCGCCGTTGAGGCGGACGGTGACGGTCGTGTCGCCGTTGCCCTTCGCGACGGTGTTCACGCCGATCAGCGTGTTGCCAGTCAGAGTCGTGGTGCAGCGTCGGTTGGTGTTGTCCCAGTAGATGCGGGTACCGACCGCGGCCGTGTCGGTGCCGAGCGCCGTGAGCGTGTACACGCCGGTGGTCGCGAGCACTGCCTCCGCGCCGCTCGCGGCATCCGTCAGCGCGACACCGAACAGTGCGCCGAGGAGGGCGCCCTGGCCTGCGGTCAGCGCGTAGGGAGCGGCCGGGACCGTGATGTTGTTGCCCGGCTGGACGAAGTTCTTCATGAATCGTGACTCCTGAAAAAGACGAGGGCCGCACGAAGCGGCCCTCCGAGTGGGTTGCCGTCAGCCGCCGATCAGGCGCCCGAGCTGCGGTAGAAGCCGCGCCAGTCGATGACCTTCGCCGCGGCGTCGAGCCGCGCCTTGATCTCGACGCCGTCCACGTCGAACCCGTTCCGGGTCTCGAGGTACACGCCCTGCTGGCCCTCGAGGTACGCGAGTTCGATGGTGTCGATCTGGCTCGGGTCCCCGATCAGGTACCACTGCGCGGCGTTCGTGAGGCGCGGCTCGGCGATCGGCGTGAGCGTCGTGAACGGGTTGATCGTCGAGGACTGGTTCGGCACGTACGCGGACGACGTGAACTGCTGCGCCACCGTCTCGCGATCCGGGCTCACGAGCAGGTAGCGCGCCGACACGTTGATCGGCGAGCCGTTCAGGCCGACCTGCTTGCGCATGGCCGCGCGTCCGGCGCCGAGGTTGTCGACGTTGATCACGCCGGTGCCGAGGTTGTTGTGCCCGGCCACGAACAGCGCGAGGCCGTCGCCCATCGTCGGGTTCGAGGTGATCTGGCCGTAGACCAGGTCCGACTCGAGGTTCGCCGCCATCGTGCCGAACATCGCCGGGATGCGCGTGAACGCGTCCAGGTCGTCGTTGACGAGCGTCTGGCGGGTCACCGCCACGACGCGGGCGTAGGTCGCGAGCGCGTACTGCTCGCGCGCCTCGCCGATCGTTCCGCGCTGGATCTCCGCGCCCTCCGCCACCCGCAGCAGCTGCGGCGCGTCGCCGAGCTGGGTGCGCGACACGGTCTTGAAGTCCGCGAGCGTCACCACCCGCACGAACGGCCGGAACGTCTGGTTGTAGGCCTCGTACGCCGCGCGGAGCGTCTTGTTTGCGACGTTCGCGAGGATCAGCGGGAAGTCGCTGGTCGAGTGCAGCGCGCGCTCGGCGACCGCCATCTTGGACATGCCGCTGGTGCGGATGCCCTCGACCTCGCACGCCATGCGCGCCAGCTCGATCAGCGAGAAGCCCACGTACTGCCGGGCGTTGTCGTCGAGCTTGTACGCCGACGGGCTGTGGCGGTGCAGCAGCGCCGACTCGACGCCCGCGCGCACGAAGTCGCGCTTGTCGCGGCCGGCCGTCACGGTGTTGCGGATCTCCGGCGCTTCCTTCAGCGAGCGTGCGGCGACCGCATCGATCGCGGCGGCGCGGACCTGGTCGACCGCCGTGCCCTCGTCGGTGTGCTTGCGCACGAACTCGTCATCGAGGGACGCCTTGCGGGCGATCTCGCGGATCTCGGCGGTGCGTGCACGCTCGGCGGCCGTGGCCTCCTCGCGCGCCTTCTTCTCGGCGGCCTCTCGCGCCGCCCGGATCTCTTCCTCGGTCATGGTGCTCTCTCCGGACTGAAGCGGCTTGGAGGCCGCGGGGGTTGCAGTGCGCTCGCCATCGGCGGGCGCAGGAACGGGGGCGGCGCGGGTCTGCGCGCCCGGATCTGCGGGGACCGGAACCAGCGACAGCTCGTAGGGCTGCCACTTCGTGGCGCGCCAGACGCGCTTCTTCTGGTCCGGAGGGGTGACATCGGTCCACTCCTGCACGGAGTAGCCGACCGAGACGTTGCGGACGACGCCGTCGCGGACGTCCTGAACGATCCCGGCGACGTCCTCGCGGCGGCTGAACTGGACCGTGGCGCGGCCCGCGCCGCCGTCGATGCTCACGCTGCCGTCGACGACCACGCCGATCTGATCGCGCAGCTCCCAGCTGCCGTGCGTGTTCAGCAGCGGCGCGCCGGCGTTCAGGCGCGACAGGTCGACGGCGCTCTCATCGAGGGACAGCTCCTCGACCCAGCCCTCGCCGTCCCACGAGCGGCGCTCGACGGCGGCGCCGGTCGTCCACACCAGGTCGACGGTGAGCCGCTTCTCGTCGAAGGACGCCGGCGCGAACGCTGCCGCGCGCGTGCCAGCCATCGGCGGGCCGGACGGCTGCGCGCGCGAGGGCGCCTCCGGAGCCGCCGCGGCGGCCGGATTCTCGGGATGCATCAGGGGTCTCCTACTCTTCGGGAGTCGCGGCCGGGGCCGCCTGCGCCACGCCGGTGTCGGTCACCTTGCGCGGGTCGGTCGTGAGGGTCAGGCCAAGTTCATCGATCTCGGCGTTGATGCTCGCAATCTGCCGCAGAAGCTCGCGCGGGTCGTAGCCCTGGCGCTGGATGCCGTGGTGCAGCGTCTGCAGGCCTGCGCGGATCGCCATGATCTCGGCCGTGACGTCCTTCAACGGGTCGACCGGGTCGAACTTCGGCGGCGTCCACTCCACCGGGTAGCCGCGGCGGGGCAGGCGGCCGGCGAGCACCGCGGCATCCATCACCCAGCGCCACACGGGGGTGCAGTGCATCGGAATGAGGCACTGGTGCTGCAGCTGCTCGACGATGCGCCGGAACTCGCTCTGGCCGGCACGGAGGCTGGAGTAGTTCGCCTGGCGGAGGTCGCCGGTCATCTGGTGGTAGGTCACGCCGACACCCACCGCGATGCGCATCAGCGTGTGAATGACGAACCACTCGTCGCCGCCGACCGAGGTCGGCTGGGCGAACTTCACGTCCTCCCCGGGACGCAGGTACTGCAGCAGCCCGGGCTCGAGCGTTTCAACCCGCGCCCCCTCGTCGTCGCGCTTCGTGGGACCCAGCGGCGCCGGCTCGTCCTGATCGGCGTGAACGACGAAGCCTGCGAAGCACGCCTCGATCTTCTTCTTGACCAGTCCAGCCTCGAAGAACTCGTCCAGGTCGCGCATCGCGATCATCGAAGGCGCGAACCACGGCGCTCCGCGCAGCTGGCCCGGGCGCTGCTTGCGGTAGAGGTGCGCGATCTCGGACGCCGGCACGCGCACGCTCTCCAGCTGGATGCGCGACACCGTGGCTGCCTCGCCTGGGTGCCGCCGCCACATCCAGTAGGCTGCGCGCCGACCGACCAGGTCCAGCTCGATGCCGTCGACCAGGTCGTTGCCATCTCGCCCGAGCTGGCGCGTCGCGTCGAGGTGGTCGGCCTCGAGCAGCTGCACCTGCATCGGCACCGGCAGGCCGTCTTCCGCCTGCCGCGGCCGCCGCCGCGCGAACACCTCGCCGCTCTCGATCATCGCGCCGGCCGCGAGCGCCTGCAGGCCGTAGGCGTCGAGCTGCAGGTCCGCGTCGAGCGCATCCGCCGCTTCGCGCCACACGCCCTCGACCCGGGCGTCCAGCGCGTCGTCGCCTGTGCGGCTCTGCGGCGTGATGCCCGTGCCGACGAGGTTGCCGACGAGCACGTCCCTCGCGCGCGCAGCGTACGGGTTGTTCCGCACGAGATCCCGCACGCGAGCGCGCAGCCGCGCCGCCGCCGGGCCGATCTCGGCGTTCGCGCTGGTGGTGGCCGGCAGCCACGCATCGCCGCGCTTCGCAAGCTTCGCACCGTCGTAGCCGCGGAGGATGCCGGCGACGGCACGCTCGCGTGCGCGGCGCAGGGCGCGGGCCGGCGCGACCTTCGCAAGCACCTGGTCGACGAGCTTCATTCGCGCCCCCGGCTGAAGATGACGCGCGAGTACCGGCGCTGCGCGTCGGTGCTGCCACCGGGCGGCTTGTCGAGTTCCGCCTTGATGGCGTCACGCGCCTTCAGCAGGTCCTCGACGCTGCGGTACTCGATCAGGCGCTCGCCGATGCGCACGATGCGCTCGCCGGTCGCGATCGCTCGCTCGATCGCCTGCAAGTCGCTCGTCGTGAATCCCATGTGCTCTCCGGTCAGCGCAGCCAGTTGCGCGTCCGATCTCCCAGCCAGTTCGATTCCCGTCTCCGCACCGGCGGCGGCGCAGGTGTAGGCGCCGCCGGCGGCGGCGCTTCGGCGGCTACGACCTCAGGCTCAACTGCGGTCGCCCGTTCAACCGAGGGCGCGAACTGCACGAGCCGCGGCCCGCCGCGGCCCACGAACGCGGCGTACGCGTAGACCAGACAGTCGAGGGCCTCCGTGCGGGCGCCCGCCGTCTTCGGCCGGTAGCCGCGGACCCGCCGGCCCTTCACCGTCTGATAGACGACCGTCTCGGCCGTCAGCTGCGCGAAGTAGCCCTCGTCGACTGATAGCGGGAAGTGCAGGTAGCCGGCGCCCGGCTCGTGCACCCGCTTCAGCCGCCCGTAGAGCAGGTCCTTCGCGGTATCGACGCCGATCACATAGACGTCCGCGCGGTGCTTCGCTGAGCGGCTGGCCTTCCGGGGCCAGATGAGCCGGCCCTGCCCGTCCGCGCCCTTCACGGCCCAGACGCGCTGTGCCTTGCGCCGCGCGCAGTACGCGTACACGTGCTGCGTGAAGTGGCCGCCGCTGTCGACCGCCGTCGCCTCGATCAGCAGCGAGCGGCCGTCCTCCGTGCGTCGCGGCAGCAGCCGGAAGCGGTCGAGGTCGTGCCACACGGCCTCGCTGCCAGGGTCGCCGCGCAGCACCTGATGCTCGATCAGCCAGGCCTCTTCGTCGCGGCCCAGCCCCCACACGGAGGCCTCGAGCCGGTCGTCCTGCGTGTCGACTCCGAGCACCAGCATCGCCACACCCGCCGGCACGCGGTCTGGCGTGTACGGCTCCCGGCGTCCGACCAGGCTGTCCGCCTTCACCGCCTCCGACGTATCGGCCCAGCTCTCGCCGAGCGCGGTGTTGACGAACGTCTGCAGCGTCTCCGGCTGGCCCTTGGCCTTCAGGAACGCGTCGACCATCTCGGCCCACGTCGACAGCGGTGAGTACAGCTCGCTCACGTGGAACGAGGCAACGCCGCGGAACGGCTCGGTCGCGCGCCACTGCCGATGCTGGAGCATCGTGAGCTTCTCGTGCTCCCCGTGCTCGTAGCCGCACTCCACGCACGCATACCGGGCCGAGTCCGGACGGTCGTCGTCCCAGCGAAGCTGCGTCCAGACGAGCCGCTGCATCGCGCCGCACGCGAGGCACGGCACGTAGCAGTAGCGCTGGTCGCCGCTCATGAATCCTCGCTCGATGCGGCTCTGCCCCTTGATCGTCGGCGTCGAGACCGCGACGAACTTCCGATTCCAGAATGCCGTCGACCGCTTCTTCGCGAGCGCGATCGGGTCGCCTTCCGGGCCCGCGCTCATCGGGTACGCGTCGACCTCGTCGCAGAGCACGACGCGGATCGGTCGCGACCGTAGGCTCGCAGGCGAGTTCGCGCCAGCGATCTTCAGCGTGCCGCCCGGGAAGCTCTTCTCGAGCAGCGTGTTCCCGCTGTCCCGCGAACGCGCGTCGCCGATCAGTTCGGTGAGCACCGGCGTGTCCCGGATCATCGGGGCGAGTCGCTGCTTGCTCCAGCCTTCCGCGACCTCCAGCGTCGGCTGCACCAGCATCACCGGCGCCGGGTCTTGGTGGACGTAGAACCCTATGACGTTGCCGAGGATCTGCGTCGCGCCCACCTGCGCGGACTTCATGAACCAGACCTCTCGGACAGTCGGGTCCGAGATCGCGTCCATGATTTCGCGCTGCCACGGCACGCGGTCCGTGCGCCACTGGCCGGGCTCGGCGCTGTCCTCACTCGACAGCTTGCGGAAGCGGTCAGCCCACTCCGAGATCGTGAGCTTCGGCGGCGGCCTCATCAGCCGGCGCAGCCGGCTCGCCATCGCCTGCAGCGTCGTCCGCTGAGTTGCCTTGGAGATCGGCGGTGGCGATGTCGCCGAGGGCATCGTGAAGGTCGCGCTCGATGATCTCGCGACACACCGCAGGGTCAGTGGCATGGGCTACCCGTGGGGCGCTCTTCGTGGGCACTGCGAGCACGCGGGTGCGGATGTCGGCGAGCAGCGCGCCCACCTCGCGCTCAACCTCGGCCACCTCGACCAACTCGCCGCGGCGCACCGCGTTCTCGAGTGCCAGCTTGTCGGCTCGCTCGTTGTCGGCGCGCGCCTTCGCTCGCGCGCCGTCTTGATCACCCTCTAGAGCGCGCGTCAGCCGCCACTCGATCGAGGCGGCCGCGCCGTAGGTGCCGTCGTCGTTCCGCGGGTGGCCCTCCTCGTCCCAGCGCCTGACCGTCCGAACGTCGACCCCGTGCATCTCGGCGCACTCGCGCTGGGTGATGCGGGAGAACCTCGGGGCTCGTGGCATGGAGGGCGGACACCTAGAACGGCGCTGGAGCTAGCGATACGTCGGGGTCGCCGGCACCCTCGACCTAGCCGCCGCTCCGGAAGGACCCAATCGCGTCAGGCACTTGCGCCTGCTGCTGGTGAATCACAGTCGACCGCGACGCCGCGCCTCGCGAATCTCCGCCGCCAGCGCCTTGCGCGTCTCTTGCCGCAGCCACGCGGGCGCCTTCTCCCGCGCGCTCGCCACGAACCGAAGCCGCGGCGGCAGGCGGATGTCGCTGTCGTAGACGTACAGCAGTTCGGACGTCTTCGGCCCCGTGCGCTGGAACACGCCCACGCCCGGGACCGCGTACGTGCGCTGCTTGCCCTTCCACACGCGTCCGCGTCCTAGCTCGGAGCGGCGGGCCGCACGCAGGGCTGCGGTCTCCTTCCGGTCGGCGCCCTTGATGCTCCGCAGTTCCTTGCGCTGCAGCGAGTCCAGCTGCGGGCGCAGCTGCAGCGCCTTGAAGCGCAGGGCCGCGGGCACGGTCGAGCCGAACGTCGGTCGGGCAGCGCTCCCGGCGAGGGGGCGAGCGACGCTCTTCGCGCCCGGGGTGAACGGCCGGCGCTGAGCGCCCCGTTCGAACTCGCCGAGCAGGAAGCGCGGGCGGTTGTTCACTCCGAGCTCGGCGAACGGCGTCGGCTGCCTGGTGCTCGCGAACTGCATGATCTTCGCGCCCTCCCGTAGCACGAACTGCCGGGTGGCCGCGCGGACCGTGAACTCCCGTTCGATGTTCCGGCGCGCCTCTTCCTGCACCCGCTTCACGGTGGCGTTGATCCCGTTCACCGCGGCGAAGGCGAGGCTCTTCGTCCGCAGCCGCCCCATGTAGCGGGTCAGTTCGGAGGTCTCGACGTCGATCCCGAGGCGCAGGCTCACGCGTCGAACTCAACGTCGGCAAGGCCGACTGCCGAGGTGCCGTCCGTGAAGGCGACGTTCACCCGCACCCGGAACGTGCTGCCAGCTGCGCCCACCTGAGCGGCGATGTTCGCCCGGGTCTTCTGCTCCCCGCCGACCGACACCACCGCGGGCTCGGTGATCAGCACCACGGAGTC